AACCAGGACAAACAACTAAACCATACTGCAGAGATCCAGATGATCGTTCTGCATTAAGTAAAGATGAAAGAAATAAAAGAGCTGCTAAAAAACGTAGAGAAGATCCAAATCCAAATAGATCAGGAGCTGCAAAAATCGTGACACAAGAAGAATACATTCAAGAAAAGAAAGGTGAAAAGGACGCTTGCTATAATAAAGTAAAGAGCAGGTATAAGATTTGGCCAAGTGCTTATGCATCTGGAGCACTTGTTAAATGTCGTAAAGTTGGTGCTGCAAACTGGGGAACTAAATCGGAGGAAACCATGCACGAAGAAGAAAGATACTGTCCTTTATGCGATAAAAGAGAAACAAGATCTGAATGTTCTTATGGAGAGAAAGCATGGGATAAAGTCTCGGTTAAAGATGAAGAATATTCGATGGCAAGGTCAGAACTAAAGACCATTGAGGATGCAGTAAAAAGACTTAAAGCAAAAGTTGGTAAAGGTGAAGGAGATCTAGAGGCATGGGTTCAATCAAAAATCACTAAAGCAGCAGATTATATTGACACAGCTGCAGATTATGTTGCAAGTGGTGAGATGGAAGAAGAATTAAGTCCTAGAATTAATCCAGAAAAACACAAATCACAAAGATTGTCATCGGCAGCAAAAAAAATTGAGAATATGACAACTGCTCAACAAGCACAATTACCACAAAAAGCAAAAAAAGTTGTTGGAGTAACACTGCCAAAATTTGAAGAAAAAATAGTAGATAAAATTACTAAAGAAATTCTCGACGAAAAATGTTGGAGTGGATATAAAAGGAAAAAAGGAACCTCTAAATTTGAAAAGGGTTCTTGTGTAAAATCAGAAAATGTTACTATTGAAGATGCAAATGGAAATACATTTGCAGAAGTTATTGATATTATTAAACCAGAACCAATTAAAGGTTTTAAGTCTCAAGTAAATGAAGCAATAAGAATGCAAGCACAGACAGGAAATGTGATTGGAGTCACTTTAAACTGGAGAGGAAAATATTATTCTCTTAAATTATTTTTCCCTCAAGTCAAACTCCCAACACGTAAAGAAATAAATGTTGAACTTCAAAAAGTTTATCCTGGGTGTATTGCAATTTATCATTCTGTTTCAGAATTACAACCAGGACAACCTTTAATCCAGGCATTTGGACCCCAAGGTGGAAATACTGCAAAACCAGGAGCAAATAAAAACTACGTAAAACCAATGGGAGAAGAAGTTGAGGTTGATGAAGACTGGCAAAAATTAAATCGTCAAGATAGAACCGATGGGATGAGTTCTGCTGCAGTAAAGGCATATCGTAGAAAAAATCGAGGTTCAAAACTCAAAACGGCTGTTACTACACCTCCTTCAGAATTAAAACCAGGTTCGGCAGACTGGAAAAGGAGAAGAAATTTCTGCAGTCGTTCTAGAAGTTGGACTGGAGAAAGAGGTAAAGCAGCACGCAAACGTTGGAATTGTAATTAATTTTTAGGAGTTTGTTATGGCAAATAATGATGTTTATCTTGGCAATCCGTTATTAAAAAAAGCGAATACCACTCACGAATTTACTGAAGATCAAATTCTTGAAATCTCCAAATGCATGAGTGATCCTGTTTATTTTGCAAAAAATTATGTAAAAATTGTTACTCTTGATCATGGATTACAACCATTTAAAATGTATCCATTTCAAGAAAAACTTGTAAATAGATTTCATGAGCACAGATTTAATATCTGTAAGATGCCTCGTCAGACGGGAAAGGCATTATCTCTCGATACTCCAATTCCAACCCCAAAAGGTTGGACTACTATGGGAGAATTAAAAATTGGCGATACTATTTTTGCAAGAGATGGAAAGACCACGAAAGTACTTGGAAAATCTTCAATACAAAAAATTGATACTTATGAAATTGAATTTGATACGGGAGAAGTGATTAAGGCATGTGGAGAACATCTATGGAAAGTTTCTCATAGTGACTGGTATCATAAAGAAAAGGTGTTGAAAACTAAAGAAATTTTAAAAAAATTTCAAAATCTCAAGACTGTTAAGAAATCTTCTTCAGTTTATATTAATATAAACGAACCTATTCATCTTCCAGAGAAAAATTTACCAATAGATCCATATACTTTTGGTGCTTGGTTAGGAGATGGTTCTAGATCTAATGGTGCAATTACTGGATTATATGAAGATATTGCAAAAATATCTGAGAGTATTCCACTGGAAATAACTAAAAAAAGTAATACAGATAATGTATGGAGATTTTATTATAAAGGATTGCGAAAAGAAACTTATTCTCTAGGACTAGATAAAGAAAAGTATATTCCAGAAGATTATTTGAGATCTTCAGTAGAACAAAGACTTCAACTTCTTCGTGGTTTAATGGATACTGATGGATCAGTAACTCCTTCTGGTGCATGTGAATTTTATCAAAAAGAAGGAAAATTACTTTATCAAGTAAGAGAACTTATTTCTTCTTTAGGAATTAAATCTAGATTAAGATTTAAAAAAGTTGCTGGTCATTCAGGTAATTATGGAACTATTAGTTTTACTACTCTTAAGTATGACGTATTTACTCTTCCAAGAAAATTGGAGAGACAGAGGAATGCATTAGGTCATAAAAAGAATGAGCGTCTTTATATCAAAGATATTCGTAAAGTTGATACAGAACCCATGCAATGCATTTCTGTAGATAATCCAGAACATCTTTTCTTGTGCGGAAAAACTTTTGTTCCAACTCATAACTCAACTACTGTAGTATCTTTTCTCTTACATTATGCAGTATTCAATGATAATGTGAATATAGGCATCCTAGCAAACAAAGCAGCGACCGCTAGAGAACTGTTAGATAGATTGCAGACAGCATATGAAAATTTACCAAAGTGGATGCAACAGGGAATTATCTCTTGGAACAAGGGTTCTTTGGAACTTGAAAATGGAAGTAAAATCTTGGCTGCTTCTACTTCTGCTTCTGCAGTTCGTGGTATGTCATTCAACATTTTATTTTTGGATGAATTTGCGTTCGTCCCAAATCATATTGCAGATTCATTCTTTGCTTCAGTTTATCCTACGATTACTTCAGGTAAAAATACAAAAGTAATTATAGTATCAACTCCACACGGTATGAATCATTTCTACCGAATGTGGCACGATGCAGAAAAAGGTAAGAATGAGTATATATTTACAGATGTTCATTGGAGTGAAGTTCCCGGAAGAGATGAGGAATGGAAAAAGCAAACCATATCAAACACTTCGGAACAACAATTTAAAGTTGAGTTTGAATGTGAATTTTTAGGATCTGTAGATACTTTAATTGCTCCATCAAAACTAAGATCTCTTGTTTATGATCATCCCAAGACTCGCAGTGCTGGATTAGATGTTTATGTGGATCCTGAAGATAATCACGATTATCTTATTACGGTAGATGTTGCAAGAGGAGTAGGAAATGATTACTCTGCATTTACTGTCGTTGATATAACTGAATTTCCACACAAAGTAGTTGCAAAGTATAGAAATAATGAAATAAAACCAATGCTTTTTCCAAGTATTATTGATGAAGTTGGAAAAAGTTACAATGATGCATATGTGTTATGTGAAGTTAATGATGTTGGAGATCAAGTAGCAAGCATTCTTCAATATGATTTAGAATATAAAAATTTACTGATGTGCTCAATGAGGGGAAGAGCAGGTCAAATTGTAGGTCAAGGATTTTCTGGAAAGAAAACTCAACTTGGGGTCAAGATGTCAAAGACAGTAAAAAAAGTCGGATGTCTTAATCTCAAAACAATGATTGAAGAGAATAAGTTATTTTTAAATGATTATGAGATTATTGCAGAACTCACAACATTTATCCAAAAACACAATTCCTTTGAAGCAGAAGAAGGATGTAATGATGACCTTGCAATGTGTTTAGTAATTTATGCTTGGTTAGTAGCTCAAGATTATTTCAAAGAACTTACAGATCAAGACGTAAGAAAAAGGTTATATGAAGAGCAAAAAAATCAAATAGAACAAGATATGGCACCATTTGGTTTTGTATCTGATGGATTAGATAGTGGTAGTTTTGTAGATAATGATGGGGATAGATGGTTTGTTGATGAATATGGAGATCGTTCATCTGAATGGGAGTATATGTGGAAATATTAATTAAGTTTTATTCTTAACTTGGTATCTATATTTCTTTTTTTCTGATATCTAGTTAAATTTCCCGGATTAGTAATAAAACCAGTTACTAAACACTGCCATCTTTGATAATTGGTAACTGAGCATCCTTTTTTCGCATCAATACTCATTTGTTCTTTAGTTCTTCCACAATATCCTCGTTTTAACCTAACATTATCTGCTCCTGTTTTTGGTCCTATAATTAAACCACCTTTTCTTCCATTTTTTTGTCGGTCTTCTTTACTTATTGAATAGAATCCGGTATTGTTTTTTCTTTGCATGTCTGCTGTTTTCTTTCCCCCAATTTTACCAGCTTTACTGCAGGATGCTAATGAAAAAATACCTCCAACATTTTCATTAAGACACCATTTATGATTTAAAACGGGTTTTATCAATCTTTTTTCAATTTCTTGCGCTTTAATATATCCCGACTCGCTATATTCAAATAATTCTAAAATTTGTTTTTTCGGAGTATATAGATTCCAACACCAGACGTTAGATTTAGGTGATCCATAATATTCTTCATTAAAAATTTTTTCTTTTTTAACTCCATAATAATAGTATGGGACTTCTTCAAAAGTGATTTTATATGTATATATTCTTGGAAACATATTTTTTATTTAAATTATAATATATATACTTATATGTGGGAATATATGTAATGGATATAAACAATCAAATAAAATTTGGTCATTTACTTTTTACTGATAGAAAATGTAGAGTATGTGGAGAAATAAAAAATTTAATGGATGGATTCTATAGAACAAGAAAAGACAGAGGTCCCGTAGCATCATCATATTCATATGAATGTAAAAATTGCACGATAAAGAGAATAGTTGCAAATAAAATATTATCAAAAGTTACATGTAAGTGGGAATATCCAGATTGGTAAATATTCACGTCAAGTTTCCCCTGTGTAAAGTATTTTTTTAATAAATATTTTTTAGATAAACTGAGATTTTACGGAGAAAAAAATGGCGACTCCTCAATTATCTCCAGGCGTGCTCGTCAGGGAAGTTGATTTAACAGTAGGAAGAGCTGATAATGTTTTAGATAATATTGGTGCTATTGCCGGACCTTTTTCGATTGGACCTGTCGATTATCCTATCGATATAACCACAGAGCAAGAGTTAATTAACGTTTTTGGAAAGCCAATATCTACAGATTCTCAATACGAATACTGGATGAGTGCTTCTTCATTCCTTTCATATGGGGGTGTTCTAAAAGTAGTGAGAACTAGTGGCACTACTTTAAATAATGCAAATGCTGGAGTTGGCATTGCTGCATCAACATTATTGAAAATTGATAATTACGATGATTATACTGCAAATCATTCAGAAGGAAATAATTTTACCTTTGCATCCAAAAATCCTGGTTCTTGGGCAAATAACTTAAAAGTTTGTGTTATTGATGATCTTGCCGATCAAATTATTGGAATTACAACAACAGATCTGGGAAATTTAGGAGTTGCAGTTGGATATGGCATTACTTCTGCATTAAATGCAGTTTCAATTCCAGAAACAGGAACAACTTCAACTTTTACCGGTTATTTAAAAGGTATTATTACTGGAGTGACTACCGATGCAACTAATCAAAATAGCAACATTTCTGTAAAAATTACTTCAAGAGTTTCATCATCTGGTACTGAAACGCAAATTAATTATGCTGAAGGTACAAATTTTGCTGCTTTTAGAAATTCCTCATTATTAACATTTGTTAATAATTCAGGAATTACGACAGGAACTGCAACTGCTGCTTCAATTTCTGATTGGTATGAGTCACAAACATTAGGTTTAACCAATACGACAATTTACTGGAGATCTATTGCACCAAAGCCAACTACAAATAGATACTCTCTTGAAAGAAATGGAAAAAATGACGCAATTCACGTTGTAGTTGTTGATGATCTTGGAACGATTACTGGAAATCAAGGTACAATTCTTGAAAAGCACTTAAGTCTTTCAAAGGCACTTGATTCCGTATCTGCAGTCAATTCTCCACAAAAGATTTGGTATGAACAATATCTTGCAGACTATTCGTCTCAAGTTTATGCTGGAGGAAATCCTTCAAGCGCAGCGGATGCTTATTGGGGAACCGCACCAAGAGCAACTGGATTTACAACTTATTCTGGAGTTGCTGCTGCATCATTTACTCCAGTCTCTAATTCAGATGGACTTTGGGGATTAAATGCTCAAGATGTTACTTTCAGTGCAATTGGAAACAAAACTTATACATTGACTGGAGGGGTTGATTATTCCTCTTCAGGTGGAATGAAGGCAACACTGGGTGATCTAATTACTTCTTATGATAAGTTTTCAAATAAAGATGAAATACAAGTTGATTATCTAATCATGGGACCTGGATTAGATAATGTTGAAGAATCGCAGGCAAAAGCAGGTTATTTAATCTCATTGGCAGAATTAAGAAAAGATTGTATTGCCACCATTGGACCACATAGAACAGATTTAGTTGGTGTTACAAACACTACTACACAAACAAATAATCTTATTAAGTTCTTTAGTGGAGTCAATAGTGGGGTCAATAGTTCTTTACCATCTTCATCCTATGCAGTATTTGATAGTGGGTACAAATATACCTATGATAGATTCAATAACAAATTTGTTTATATCCCTTGTAATGCCGATGTTGCCGGTCTAATGTGTCGCACCAACATTGTTGCATATCCTTGGTTCTCTCCGGCTGGTCAGCAAAGAGGAATATTGAACAATGCAATCAAACTTGCATATAATCCAAATAAAGCACAAAGAGATAAACTCTATCCACAAAGAGTCAATGCAATAGTAACTCAACCCGGAATTGGAACACTTCTTTTTGGGGATAAAACTGCACTGGGATATGCTTCCGCATTCGATAGAATCAATGTTCGTCGTTTATTCCTCACAATTGAACAAGCACTTCAAAGAGCGGCTCAGGCACAACTCTTTGAACTTAACGACGAATTAACTAGAGCAAACTTTAAGAATATTGTTGAACCTTATCTACGTGATGTTCAAGCAAAGAGAGGTTTGTATGGATTCTTCGTTGTTTGTGATACCACAAATAATACTCCAGATGTCATTGACAATAATGAATTTAGAGCGGATATTTTCTTAAAACCAGCGAAATCTATTAATTATGTAACTCTTACTTTTGTTGCAACTCGTACTGGAGTAAGTTTTGAAGAGGTTGCAGGTACTGTTTGATAATATTATTCAACAAATAACTCAAGGAGGTAACAATCGTGGCAAGACTTAAAACAATCTCTGATTTCAAAAGTGCTCTAACTGGTGGTGGCGCTCGTCCAAATCTATTCGAAGTTGAATTAACAACTTTTCCAACAGGAATTAGTTGGGATGCAGACAAATTTAAGTACTTATGCAAAGCAGCTGCTTTGCCAGGTTCAAATGTTGCAAGTATAGATGTTCCATTTAGAGGAAGATCATTTAAAGTTGCTGGAGATAGAACAATTGATGCTTGGACAGTAACTGTCATTAATGATGAAGATTTCAAATTGAGAAGAGCATTTGAATCTTGGACTGAACTAATTGCAAAACTTGATAATAATTTAGGTGCTACAAACCCTAGTGCTTATATGAGCAATGCAACAGTTTATCAACTTGGAAGAGGATCTACACTAAACAGCACTGCAAATTCAGGCGCAGATAGTTCTATTTTAGCAGCATATCAATTTATTGATATTTTCCCAACAAGCGTATCTCCAATTGACTTATCTTATGATAGTGGAGATACTATTGAAGAATTTACAGTGGAATTCCAAGTCCAATCTTATGAGATTATAAGTTCATCTACGGCATCTAAAGTCTGATAAATAGACCAAAGGCATAAAAAATAAATTATGGCAAGATTGTTTGGATTTTCTATTGAAGACGACGAACCATTATCTCCAGGCGTAGTCAGTCCTGTTCCCCAAAATAATGAGGATGGGACTGACCACTACCTGAGTAGTGGTTTTTTTGGTTCTTATGTAGATATTGAGGGAGTTTATAGAACAGAATTTGATTTAATTAAAAGATATCGTGAAATGGCACTTCACCCAGAGTGTGATAGTGCCATTGAAGATATTGTAAATGAAGCCATTGTATCAGATACGAATGATACTCCAATAGAAATTGAACTTTCAAATCTAAATGCTAGTGATGGCATTAAGAAGAAAATTAGACAAGAATTTAAATATATTCTTTCATTATTAGATTTTGATAAAAAATCTCACGAAATTTATAGAAATTGGTACATTGATGGCAGACTATATTACCATAAGGTAATTGATTTAAAAAATCCACACGAAGGTATTCAAGAATTGCGTTACATAGACCCAATGAAGATGAGGTATGTAAGGCAGCAGAAAAAAAGTGAAAAAGATAAAAATAGATTATCAAATATTAACAGCGATAATCCTATGGACTTTGAATTTCCTCAGATAGAGGAATATTTTGTTTATAGTCCAAAATTGACGTATCCTACAGGGAATCCTTCTTCTATGGGAGGTTCTCAAGGAATTAAAATGTCTAAAGATTCTGTAACATATTGTACTTCAGGTCTTGTAGATAGAAATAAAGGATCAACTCTTTCATATTTACATAAAGCAATTAAGTCTCTCAATCAGTTAAGAATGATTGAAGATTCTTTGGTAATTTATCGTTTGTCTCGTGCTCCAGAACGTAGAATTTTCTACATTGATGTAGGTAATCTTCCTAAAGTTAAAGCAGAACAATACCTACGTGATGTAATGATGAGGTATCGCAATAAACTTGTTTATGATGCAAATACTGGAGAAATTCGTGATGATAAAAAATTTATGGCTATGTTGGAAGATTTTTGGCTTCCAAGAAGAGAAGGCGGTAGAGGAACTGAAATTTCCACACTACCGGGCGGGCAGAATCTTGGAGAAATAACAGATATTGAATATTTTAAAAAGAAACTTTATAGGTCTTTAAACGTTCCACCATCAAGAATGGATGGAGAGGGTGGATTCAATCTTGGTCGTTCGTCTGAAATTCTTAGAGATGAAGTTAAATTTAGTAAATTTGTTTCTAGATTAAGAAAGAGATTTTCTTATATGTTCCACGATATGTTGAAAACTCAATTAATTCTAAAAAATATTATTACTCCAAAAGATTGGGATATCATGGAAGAACATATTCAGTATGATTTCTTATACGATAACCATTTCGCAGAACTTAAAGATGCGGAACTTCTTAATGAAAGACTAAATATGGTCCAAGTTGCAGAACCGTATGTGGGCAAATATTTCTCTCAAGATTACTTAAGAAGAAAAATTTTGCGCCAAACTGACGAAGAAATTGTGGAACAAGATAAGATTATGAAAAAAGAAATTGAAGATGGAATAATTCCAGATCCAAATCAACCAATAGATCCAAATACAGGTATGCCTTTAGACCAAACATCGCAAATGGATTTAGGACAACCAGTAATGGAACCAGAAATTAATGCTTCTTCTACTAAAGTAAATGCAAAACCAGCAGAAATGCCTAAAGGCGGAGACATATAAATAAAGAAAATTACTTAGGTATTAAAATGGATGACCTTCTTGATATGATTGTTGCTGACGAATCTCCTTCACAAATCAGCGACAAAATTAAAGAACTTCTTTTTACAAAATCAGCAGAGAAAATTGACGAGTTTCGTCCAATCGTAGCGAACTCAATGTTTAATGGAGAAACAGAAGAAGAAACAGAAGAATGAAATCATTTAAGCAATTCATCTCAGAATCAGTAAATATTTCTGGAGATTTTAACGGAAATCTTTACATCAATTCCAACCAACCAGAACCACAACAAGTTGGTGAAGAATACGCTGCAGATGTTTTGTGGCAAGGAAGTTTATATCGTTTAGAATTAGTCGCTAAAACTGGAGTTCCTTCCCCAAGAGAATTAGGTGAGCAACTGCAATCTGATTATCCGGGAGCAGTTGTTCAGCAAATTTATCCAGTAATGGAAAAAAACTTCAATATTAAAAATATACAAAGATATCACCCATCTAAGTTGGAATGGATTGATTAATAATGGCTCAGTGGAATAAGACTACACAAGACTTCTTAAATCAAGAAAGAAGTCTTTTTGAGGTTTTCAATATTGCAGACCATTGGGGTGAGCAAACAGATTGGAGACCTAATTTTTCTAATAATAATAGATTGAAAATTGCTCCTTTCCAAACAATTTTCTTCAATACTTTTCAGTATGGTAAGGAATCTGATGTTTGGGATGAAAGAGTAGTTGGCGTTGGAACTGCAACTTGGAACCAATATGCAAGTAATGTTGTTATGCAGGTTGGTTCCACTGCTGGTAGTACGGTCATCAGACAAACCAAGAATGTAATGAGATACATTCCCGGAAGACCCGCAACTCTTGCATTTGCAATTCGTCTAGAACAACCACAAATTGGTATTCGCAGAAGATTTGGATTATTTAATGATACTGATGGGGCTTATTTTGAAGATGATGGAGGGACATATTCTTGTGTAATTCGCACAAGCACATCGGGAATTACTACAGAGAGAAGAGTAATTAGGGATGATTGGAATGGTGAAAAGTTTGATGGTAATGGATGGACTGGAATAACTGCAGATCCAACCAAGCAACAGATGATTTCTATTGCATATGAATGGTATGGTGCGGGAACCGTAGATTTTAATTGGTTAATAGAAGGTGAAACTGTAAGATGCCATAGATTTGATAACTCAAATACTCAAGATAGAGTTTGGTGCTCTACTCCATTTCTCCCAATTCGTTGTGAGTTAGAAAATATAACAGGAGTTGCAGGAACTCATTATCTGTATCAGGGTTCTAATTCTCTTATTCAAGATGGTAATGTAGATAAACTTGGAACTCTTCTAAGTATTGGAAATCCCATCACTGGGACTACAATGGTAGTAGCAAATACGTTTTATCCAATTTTGAGTTTGCGTCTTAAATCAACTGCACTTCAAGCAGTAATGCTTTTAAGGTCTCTGCAAGCAGCAACGAATGATAATACAAGTGTTTATTGGAGGCTTTATGAGAATGCAGCATTAACTAATCCAAATTGGACTAATCATCCAGATCCAGATTCTTTTATGCAATATGATATCAGTGCAACTGCGCTTACTGGTGGTAGAGATATTCTTTCTGGATTTACTATTGGGGGGGGTTCTGCGTTAGTAAATGTAGATCCCGCAGCAGATTTGCAACTCGGAAGGTCTGGTATTGGAACAATCAGTGATACTTATACACTTGCTTGTGCTTCCCCAAATACCAACAAAGCAGCAATTGCGGTATTGAACTGGATTGAACAAAGATAAATTAATAAATAACTAATAAAGTCTTTATTATAATAATGCAAAGAACAAAAGTAATTGAATCTGAAGTTTCAACTGGTGCAAGTGCTGGTGCTGCTACAAGCATTGGTAGTGCAAGTTGCGTGAGACTTCATAATAATACATCAGGTATTGTTACTGTTGGTGTTTCAACTCAAGTTGGTGCAGCAACAACCGTGTTTTTTAGTATGCCAGGAAATTCTGTAGAGTTTTTAGAAAAACTCCCTTCAGATGTCATTTGGACTTCATCAGAAATTAAAGCATCAAAAGTAGGATTTACTAACTAAAAAAAAAAAATGAAACTTATCACAGAAGAAATAGAATCAGTACAAGTTCTTACTGAAACTGTAAATGGCAAAAAAACTCTTTATATTCAAGGAGTTTTCCTTCAAAGTGAATGTGTAAATCGCAATGGAAGACTCTATCCATTTTCAATTATGGAAAGAGAAGTGAAGCGTTATAATGAAAACTATGTTCAGAAAGGAAGGGCTCTTGGAGAACTTGGACACCCAGATGGCCCAACAGTAAATTTGGATAGAGTTTCTCATAAAATAACTTCCTTAACTTGTGAAGGTAAAAACTTCATAGGTAAGGCGCAAATTCTTTCTACTCCTATGGGAAAGATTGCAGAATCACTTTTAAATTCTGGAGTTTGTTTGGGGGTTTCTTCTCGTGGTATTGGTTCTCTAAGAGAAAACAATAATGGGTATAAAGAAGTTGGTGAAGATTTTATGTTAGCAACTGCTGCCGATATTGTTGCAGATCCCTCTGCGCCTGATGCATTTGTTCAAGGAATTATGGAAGGTGTTGAATGGATTTATGATGCATCAAGAAATGATTGGTTGATTGAAAATACAAAAACAAAAATTAATAACCTAGTAGATCAAAAATTACTAGAAGATTATAAGTTATCTCTGTTCAATGAGTTTCTAAACTCACTGTAATTTATTAAAGTATAAATAAATATAGTTTATAACTAAAGGTTAAACGGAGAGTTCAAATGTCTCGTGGAGATTTACAAGAAATGGAAGTAGGCACTAAGCAATCCAAAACCGCTGTTAATGCAAATGCTAAAGCAGCGGATGCTATGCCACATTTATCAGGTTCTACCCCAGGACAAACTGGTGGATGGGAAGATCTTGGGGGACCTACTCCCGAGAATTATAAGTCTGATGATGATTCGGCAAAATTAAAAACTCCTGGTGCAACCCTTAAGCAAGTTAAGGATGTTGTAAATAAGGGTGCCAAATCTGCTGAAGCAATGAAAGCAGTTAAAGAAGAAGAAGATTTAGATGATGAAGATCTAATTGATGAAGATGAAATTTTAGAAGATGAAGAAGTAGTTGAAGAGTCTGCAGAAAAAGAAGAAGAGACTCCTAAGAAAAAAGCAAAGAAAGACGAAGAAGACGAAGAAGAAGACGAAGAAGAAGACGAAGAAGAAATGAAAGAAGAATTTGATATCGAAGAAGATGTCAATGCTCTTCTAGAAGGTGAAGAACTTTCTGAGGAATTCCAAGAGAAAGCACGCACTATTTTTGAAGCTGCTCTTCGTTCTAAGGTATATGATATTAAAGAATCTCTTGAAGAGCAGTATTCTATTGCTCTTGCAGAAGAAGTTGAAGAAATTAAATCTATTCTATCTGAACGTGTAGATGCATACCTTGAGTATGTTGCTGATGAGTGGATTCAAGAAAATGCACTAGTTATTGAACAAGGTCTTAAGACCGAAATGACCGAATCATTCCTGCAAGGAATGAAGGGTCTTTTTGAAGAACATTATGTATCAATCCCTGAAGATAAATATGATGTGCTAGAGAGCATGGTAGAAAAACTTGATGACATGGAGACAAAACTCAACGAGCAAATTGAGAAAAATGTTTCCCTTAACAAACGTCTCGCAGAGTCGGTTGCTGATGGAATCTTTGAACAGGTCTCTG